GGCATCATTCCTTTTAACATTTCAGCGTATAGTTGTGCTTCGTTTGCATCATTGACCAATGTATCAGGATCAATGTCCTGTGCTATTGCAAGTTCTCTTATCAAGTTTGGTATCTTGATAAAAGGTGCAAGCATAGGATTTGATACGGTCTGAAGCAATGCAGTCAATCTTTGTGTGCGTACTTCTTTCTGCATGACTGCTGCAACCCCACGAGGTTTTATTTCAAGATCCCCTTTTATTTCTCCTAAGTCATCATTAAACTGCATGTTCCATTGAAACAAAGATTCACCCAATGGTTTCAGTAAATGATCGTCTATATTTTTTATAACTGTTTTCATAGCTAATCCTGCTGAACCCATCAACATGGATAAGCCTGCAGCCGTTCTACCAGTTCCTGTTACTCCTGTTTGTCCGTGCAATATAGATGGTATACCTGTATCTTCATCTGCAAGTTGTCTTGATATCTGATACATCTGTATATTCTCTGGTGCAGTGTTTGGAAATTTTAATCCGTTAATTGCTGTGCCAGTCACACCAGACTGTCGTCTGAATATCTTACCGGGGAATATATCCATGTTTTGACCGGGGACTAAGCTTGCTTCGTCTACGTCAAACACAAGATTACCTGCTAACGCTAAATTGTCAATAGCCATACGATAGTGACCGTTCATTAACTTTTGTGAATACTCCATGTTTTCTGCAACACCCACACCCCATATTTGATAGGGATCTATTTCAAACGGAAAAGCTTGAAAAGGTATTCTAGCAGGTGTAAATGGATTCATTACACATCTGATAACCATACCTCCACACACCCAAACATTGACTTGAATCTGATCAAACTCTGACATTTGATTAGCACCCTCTAGTGCTACTTCATCAGCCAATTTTTTATCAATCACACCCCAATATTCAAGAACTTCATATCTGTTTTCTTGATAGTAAGGTTCGGTATCATCCTCACGTATGGTATCTTCGTAGTATTTATCTTCGTAGTTAGGACCTTTTGCAAGACACTCTTCTATAGCCGCTGCATCAAAGTATGGTCGTTTAACAAGACCACGAAGCTGTATTCTGTTCATACGGTGTCTTTGTATAACATACTCACAATCTTCTATACTGGTTGCAGATGGGTCAGGATGAAAATCCCAGAGTGATACGTACTCAACTCGTGGCATGACTTTCTCATACGGTGAGTATTCTTTCTTACCAGTATCAGAGTTCATCTCCCAGTTGTGTACACGCTTATAGAAATTAAGTGGGCCTTTTACTATTCCTGTTCCAAGTAATGCTGATTCAAATATGGCTTTACGAAAAACATTAACAGCATTACTGTCCATTAGTTGATCGTGAATACATTTCTCCATATTCATCGCCATTTTTTGTGCAGGTTTTAGTTGAGGTTCACCTATCTTTGCAGGACCTGATGCTAACATATCAGGAAACTCTTTACCATAAGTTCCTAGCTTATGAGGTTCTCGTGCAGACATAGCTCCGGGCATTAACTCTCTTCCGTCACCTTCAAATCCAAATGGATCTGTCACTGGTTCAGCTTCATCAAGTGGTGTCTTTTTATGAGCAAACTCTTCTATACCTTCAGGCATAGGAGTTGGTTCTACAACAAGAGGAAACTTTTTGTTGCTAAATAATATGTCTACAATTTGTCCGTATGCTGCAAGAACTTTAGTTTTGGTTATTTTAATAAATACTTTAGATCTTTCAGAGTCACGATACTGTGTCGTAGAATCGTAGATACCTTTAAAGTTTTTATAAGACTGTAACCATTTAAGTTCGTGAGTACGTCTACCGTTTTCTGCATCTTCAAACTTTTGTTTGACATACCCTGCCAGTCCCGGCATTTGATCTTCAGGACTGTTTATAGATACAGGGGTATCGTCATCAGGTTGAAGAAAACTCTCATCAGCCATGATTTATCCTTAGTTAGAAGTAGTTTCTGTCGTCAGCCATTGAAAATAAAGAAGCTTCTACTGTTGGTTTAGTTTGCTTCTTTGGCATATCTTGAGTTAATACATCTGGATTTACGTCAGTTGTAAACTCTAAACCTTCTCTGTACAGTTTATCAGAACCTTGAGTATCATTTACTGATACTTTATCTGATCCCATAATATAAGCTGCACCTTGATTAAGATTAGCTGCCATTGTTTTCTCCTTATCTATTAGTTGCTTTTGTAACAAATCCACGAACGCCTGAACTTGCTTTTTCTTTAGCTCTCGCTAAAAATCTTTCTCTTTGAGCTTCGTCACTCAAAGGATCACTTGGATCACGTTTTGGTAATTCTGATGGGTCGTACATTTCTGTTGTACCTCTTAGTCTTGGATCATCTTTAAATATTCGTTCTTCTTGAGATGTATCCATTTGATCTATGCCACCAAAACGTCTATCAATATCTTGTCTTGCAAAACCTTCTATTTCGTCTACATTTGTGGGAGAGGTTGGAAATACAAATCCTGCTCCTGCTATAGGTAATGCTTTCCCTGCAGCAGTTTGTGCTAATTTAGGTGCTGCCTTGCTTATAGCCGTACCCAACGCTGAAGTTGTTACTTCCTCTGCTACAATTTCACCTGAATCATCTAATAATTCAGCACCAGTTAGACCTACAAGTCCTATACTAAAAGGATCAACTCCTTTCAACTTACCTGACTTTTGTTTTGCTTTTTGTATTCTTGTAAGATTTTCAGAATCTGGTTCTTTATCAACTATACCTAATTTAGCTAAATCATCTTGAGTTTCACTGTCCATATCTTTTAAATCTAATATTTCTTTTTCTTTTGCTGTTATATCTGTAAAAGTACCTTCTATTGTTTGACCCTCAGGCACTGTTGGAGCTTTAAAATCTGAAGCTGAAAGATCCTCTGTCACCCCAAAAGATTGTCCAATATCTCTACTCACAGTTTGCACCAAGTTGTTTTTATCTGTGCTTTTTGTATAATTACCGATCAAATCTTGATTAGAAGATATTGTGTTTTCATTTGATATATTTAATTTATCATTTAATTGATCATGTATTATTGTACTTAATTTTTCGTGAGGTTCTAAATCTACTTTATCATATAACCCAGTTATAGGGGAAGGATATACTCCTTCTGATCCTGAACCTGCTATAGAAGTTATAGCTCTTCCTTTCATACGTGCCATAGTTTCTAAAGGAAATCTTGCTTTATATGCTATAGTTGAGTTGTATCTTCTCATGTCGTAAGCAGAAGTAAAATAATCTAAAAATTCTCCTGTTTGTTTGTCTTGCATTATTCCGGGAACTTTTATTTTTTTAAGTAGTTTAGTTATAGCTCCGTTAGGTAAAGCTGTACCTTCATCTGTTAAAAACATTAGATTAGGAACATTAGATGTGTCACCAAATCTTTGTTTATTTGATTTCAGTGAGCTTTGTAATATACCATGAATATGACTCGATAAAGGTATATCAATAGCTGAATCCATCTTTGTCAAATCACCACTAATAAAAAGACCGGGAGCTACACTGCCCTCTATTGGCTTAAACAAAGCTGTTGCAGGCATTTTTTGAATTTCATTTGGTCTTAATCCTAAATGTAGTGCAGCAAAAGTAGCTCTAACTACAGGTATATCTTTTGGATTCTTTTTAGCATGTTCAAGTAAAGCTAATTGAAACTCCCCTGCTTTTTGATGATTAAATGCATACCTTAATGCTCTTTGTCCGGGTTTAGGATCAAGTATAACAGTATCTGTTAATTTAGGTATACCGTCAGCTTTAAAATGAGCTAATTCTTTTACTGTAGACCTAGCTATCTGACTTTGTACATTTTCCTCTATACCTTTTGCAAGTGAATAATATAATCTTCTTGAACTTACAGATTTATTTTTATCATAATATTTTAATAAAGGATTGGTTTCATCTTCAAGAGATGAGTTCAAAAATTCCATTACAGGTTTTTCAAGAAAATCTTTGAACGGACTACCTTTAGATGTAAATTTACTTCTATAAGCTTCAGCGTTAAAACCTTTTTCACTTTCAGCAATATACATCTCAACTACTTCTTTCAAAGTAGTTTTTGTAGGATCAAATTTTTGTTTTATTATGGTAAACTTACCACCACCACCTGTAGGAGCTGCCATTTATTTAATACCCAAATGTTTGATCATGGACTTGGTAGACCTGATTCTTAATACCATTAAGCGTTTTATGAATAGACACATATCCTGTCATCCTTGTCATCAGCATATACCGTAATGCATCGTATGCGTGGTCTTCTGCTTTTGTATCTACGTCTTCTGCGTTGGTTTTACTTAATGGTATACCTGAAAGTTGTTTTATTAAGTTAACGCAGTTTGGAAATATTCTTATTCGTGGCTCATTTGTTCTTGGATCGTCTGCAAGCCTACGATGTATTTCCATCTTTCCTTGTAATCTGTTTCTATCTGATGGTATCCAACGGACACCACATCTCATCATTGTTTCTGCTATTGAAGGGCCGAACCCTGTCTTGTTCCAACACGAGGAGTCAAGTACAGTATAGTGGGGAGTCGGATCTTCTTGTTCTACTTGTAGTATTCTATCGGCTAGTTGCTCTGCTGTCAACTGTTTTACATATAACTCACGATAGACCCAGATATTATTATCCCAATCAATTGCACCCCATAGCACACAAGAAGGACTCGCATAGCCGTAGT